AATGCTGCTAAGAATATCCTCCGTGTCGGTCAACTTGACTGCTACGGGGAAGCAATGAAGTCGCAAGCAACAGGCGATTTGGAAAACTCCATTGGCCCTACAGAAAATGACTAGTAAAATCGAGAGACCTGACATATGCTTGTCAGTTGGTCATAGGAGTGGGCAAGCTACACGATCTTTAGTCGTGTAGCAGTTGACCCTTCTTCTAAAACTTGTTCTTGTTGTAGCCATAAACTAGAATCTTTAGATCTATCTATAAGAGAATGGACATGCCCTAGTTGTGGTACTGTTCACGATAGAGATCTAAATGCTTCAGTAAACATTTTGAATAAAGGTCTAGATGATCTTTATAGTTTAACATCGGACGAATTAGCCGATTACAGACGTCGAGAGTCAGTAAATCCTAAAGTAGAAATACCAAAGGTAGATTCATTGAAACGTCTAGTCAGTTTTATAGATTTTTATAAAACGGCATAATTATTAGAATACGCGCTCGCATAAGGGGCTGCCGCAGTAGTTGTTTTGGCTATTTGCGCCGAGGTAGTAAGTTGTCGATATCCAACTGCTGTTGACGAGTTAGAAGCATTGTATACCGTTAAATTAGCCAGAGTGTTAATAGTTCCCGCTAAACTAGAGCTACGAGTGTTGCCGCCCAACGATGATGCAGAGCATACAAAGTTAATCCTGCCGCCAGCGTTGAAAAAATATCTTGCGTGTTGAGCAGATGCAAAACTAACATTGGTGTCTACGAACTGTGACGGTGCAGATGAGTATGGTGCATTAGTAGAGTTAAAAGTGTTAGCTGTTCCAGTGATAGTAGTGCCAAGGGTAGCGGCAGATGCCCTGTTAGTATATACAGAGTTAACGCTTGATTGCAGCGTGCTCAAGTATGTAACAATTGACCCAGCGGTTGGCGCTGCGATTCCAGTTCCTGAACCTGATTGGTGTGTTTTGACAGCATTGAGCTTGTTAATCAATGTTGCCCACTGTGTTGCTGTTACAATGATGCCAGGGGCTACGGCTGGGACGGCTACGACAGGCACTTGTCCGTAACCAGCATCCCCATAACCAACGCCAAGAACAGTGTTTAACTAGTTTGCTCCGTTGATAAGATTATTGTAATCTGCAGCTTGAATCAGGCCGCCTGTTGCGTATGTCATATTACATTTCCCGTATGTTTACATTTATATGACCACCGATACCACGGCTGAAATTTTAGACTCATTTTCGTCTACTTTATCCTCAAGAGCGCGTCCTAATACAGTATAAGTTGATGCTTCACCTTGTTTCGCTGCTCTGGCTACACCATTTCCTGCGCTTACTAAGCGATCGCCCTTGCTTACTGTTCCGACAACTCTAACCAAAATCCTACCTTGAAGTGCTACGGGCGGGTGGGTCATGTCAGAGCCAGCGCCATTATTCATCAAATAAGCTGGGTCTTGGCTTATAACTCCAAACACTTGATCACTTAGATCATCATTACAGATCGTTATTTCGTGTGTTCCACCAAGCATCACCACCGTTCCTGGCTCGTAGACTGTATCAGCAGCGTATCTTTCTGCCAAGTCAGCGTAGTTTGCGGTCGTCGCGTTTCCGTTAAATGTCGTAGCATACATTGATGCCCATTTTAACGAAGGTGAACCCACATTATACGTGTTATTACTAGCTGGGAGAATGTTTGTTGTTATTGTTGTTAAACCAGTGGAGGTCGAAATCTTGCTATCAACATACTGTCTAGTAGCTGCCATTAGTGGATAGCTACCAGTTGATGGGTCATTTCCAATGAATACATATCCAGCGGAACTTAAAGTAAGTGCGGTCTGCAATGTATTCCCAGAGTCTTTTACTTTAAAGATTACGTCATTTGTAGCAATATTGCTAGATAAAATAACATTAGCACCAGCACCACCTGCGGTTATAGTAAAACTTGAGTTTAAACCAGCAGTGAACACTCCCTCAACTGTGAGGTTAGTGTTCATTATTTGTGGTGCAGTTTTAGTAACATAGTTTGATGCTAACACACCGCCCAAACTTAACGAGTTAGTTGCAGTTCCCTTAAAATTGTTAGCGTAAATATCTTTAAAAGGAACTACCGCAGATCCAAAATCTCTTGTGCCAGCACCATCTGCAGTAATGATGCCAGTAATAGTGTTTGACCCAGTGCGACTTAAAATTGAGCTGGATGTTCCGCTCGTTACTGAGTTAACGTAGGAAACGGTTGCTGCTTCAGCTAACCCCAAAGATCCCTTTAGCCAAACGTTGCCCGTAGTTTTGTCAACTCTAATAGACTCAGTAGATTGTCCAAACATTTTAACTTTCAAATCTTTGCCAGCAGTCAATGAAGTTATATTTACGTTCGCGGAGTCCGACGCAACTTGTAAATCGCTTGTTAGTCCGACACCAGCCGTATTAGTAAAAGTTACAGCGCCAGCTACTGTGCCACCCAAGTTTTTGTTTAGATAATCAGTTCCGGCAACACCAGCTAAGTTAATAGCATCTGCTGCTTTGCCATTAAATATGGGAGCAGATTGCCCAGATGCAGGGACAGTAGTCAAGTTAAATCCAGGAACAATATTTAAAAACCCAGGAATAGTGTTACTCTGAAACGAATCTGGACTAATAATTGCTACTACATTGTTATCAATATAAAATTTAACGACGTGATGGTTTGAGGCATCAACAGTAGAAACCATGTCCTCAGGGTAAGCCCCAGTTTTACCAAAATTTGCCGAAGCTACAGGGCCGACAAGAGTCCACCCATCAGGATTTGGGGCAGCACTTGATTTAACAAATAACTGATTAAGAGCTGAATTCCACCATACATCACCAATAACAGGGTTTGCTGGGGCGGTTTCGCTAGTAGTTGAGCCGGCAACTGATTTCCAAACCGTGCCGTTTCTAACTTTAAGAACCTTGCTAGTGAAATCCCACCAAATTTGACCTTCCAACGGATGTGGGGGCTCAGTAGTATTTGAAAAATTTTCTAAAAGGTGAACAAAGTTTTCGTTTAGGAATAATCCGTATCCAGCATAATTTTTACCAACTAATGTAATACTAGTTGATAGTTTTGCGTCCACTGTGCCGTCAAATACAGTCTGTAATGGGGTGCCGTTTGTTTTTGTAATGTTGTAACTCATATATTTTTAATCCTGCGTATACTTATTTATCTGTCAAAAAGGTTATGACCTGCCAACCGAAATTTCAACTACTCCGTAATCTCCATCAAAGTTTTCCAATGATTTACCTAATACCGTGCCACACTCAGGACGATTGTTTACTCTAGCCCTCCCATCTTCAGCACTTACTAGCAAATCTCCTTTACAAACAGGGCCAACTACTTTAACTGGGCACCGTCCTTGAAGTGCCAATGCCACTACAAACTCGCCTTCACAATTACTATTCATTAAATGAGCTGGGTTTGTTGACACGACTCCAGCAACTGAGTGCAAATCATTGACAGTAGATTTAGTTACCTCAAACTCACCACCAAACACTAACACTGTGCCTGACTCGTATTGAAAATCTGCCACATAGTTTTCTGCTAAGTCGGCGTAGTTTGCCGTTGTTGCATTACCGTTAAATGTCGTCGCATAAACTGTACGGAAGGAGTTTGTCACTGACCCAATGTCAAGTAACGCAGATGATGTTGTTGCTATACCACCAGATGCGATAGTAATTTTGGCAAAATGTGGGTCCACTAACAACGCATACTGAGTCAAATCTTGCGCTGTGCCTGACACCACATTGTTTACTAGTGTAGAAACAAAGGCAGTTGTTGCTATTCTTGTTGAGTTGTCAGTCGTAACAGGTGTGGGTGATGTTGGTGAGCCGCTAAACGATGGACTAACCAGTGGGGCTTTGTTACTCAACGCGGTATTTACGTCGGTGCCAAAACTAGCACTATTATTAACTGCTTGGCTTAGTGCCGACAAAGTATTTAGTGTTGGGGTAGTGCCTAGCAGAGTTGATACTGCAGTATTGATATTTTGCTGGCGTGTCGTAGCTTCAATTTGAATGTTAGTATCAACATAGAGTTTAGTTACTGCTTGATTATTTGCTGTAACCGCACCACTTAAAGTAAGGCTGTTAAAGGCACCAATGCCCGACACTACTTCATCCGTCGACACCCCCTGTGAGTGTAAGAACGCTACTTTAGCACTTGGAGAACCAATGGAATATTGCCCGTTAGCGTCAAATGTTATGCTACTTGATAACGCGCTTGAGCCATCAAGTGGGTAATACTGTTGTAAAGATGTATTAAGTGAGCTGTCAACATATTGTTTAGTCGCTACTCCAAGAGAGTTAGTTGGGTTGCCAGCAACTAGTACACTCCCGTTCGCACCAACAATAGTCAACGAATCAGTAATAGTACCATTTGGCAATGTTACACTCATTACCACGTCGCGGTTGGGTACGTTTCCTACCAGCTTAACCGCGTTACTTACGACTTTGATCGTAAAATCACTAGATGCGCCAATGGTAATACCGTCATTTGACAAAGTAGAGATAGGATAGTTTGATGATGATGCTACATCTGATCGCAAATAGTTTGCAGCCAAAACCCCGCCCAAGCTGAGGGCGTTTTCGCTGTTGCCGTAGTAGGTATACGATGTTTTTAAGTTGATGCCGGGCTTAATCGTTGAAAATCCCGCAATATCAGTAGTCGTAAATGTAGGGTCTTTACTGACGACTGCCATGTCTACTCCTCCAACACTAAGTATTGATACTACATGCGGTTGGGCCAAGTTATCATTTACTGTAACTGCTCGTTCACCGGTTTGACCTTGTGCCGACGTAAATATTGGGCCAACCGTGTCCCATGATGAACCGTTGAACACCTTTAACTGTTGAGTAGTTGGGTCCCACCATAGTTCACCATTGCTAACAGTAGTAGGAGCAAGAGTAGTGTTACTAGTTCCACTTACCATTCTCCATCCAGTACCCGATCTTACAAGCAGTTTCTTGTTAACTTTATCCCACCATAACTGCCCTTCCACTGAACCCGATGGCGCGACCGGGCTTGCAAAATTTTCAAGCAAGTGAAGGAAGTTTTCATTTTGTGGCTCACCATACCCAGCATAGTTTTTACCGATGAGAGTTAAACTGGTGCTGTTATCTACTGTCCCGTTCGCAACAATAATAGGAGTAGTTGATGAGTCGTAAAAGTTAATGGTGAATGACATATTTTATCTATACTTTATTGTGACTGGCCATGCCAGTAAATACCCTTGACTGTACGGTAATTCTCTAAAGTTGGAGTATCAGGCACAGTATTAACTATATTTATCAAAGTTCGCAATGTTTTGCGTTTCTGCTCAATGAATCTCACATACGCATCTCCCAACTGCTGAATTTGCTGCTTGCTATGCTCACGCAATGCCCATGTCGAGTCAATATTTTCCGCTTCAGCGCAGGTCACGCTAAATCTCCAATCCACGGTTGCATAAGGCGACAGTGATGAGGATACTGCCGCTTGTATATTTTGCTGATCTAGCAGTTGAGAAGGGTAAAAATGAGGAGTTCCTAGAACTGACGACACTAGTCCGCTCTTGCAAACAAAGTCACATTCAGCGTAAAGTTCTTTTATTTTGTTTGCCTTAGCGGAAGTAACACTTGGGAGAGAGGTAATCTCTGAAGTTTGCGGTTTGAAATATAAATCTTGCTCAGGTAGCACTCCCATCTTTATTCCACTAAAATACGAAATAACCATATTGGCTGCATTGAGATCGTAGATTGGTTTATATGAATCTGAATAGGCCGCACAATTTGGGTCAGATGGATGTGTATACGAAACTATACGCATTGTCATTGGATCTACAACTACTGTTAAAAATATGTTATTCATTTATTCACCTTTAAGCGTAAACCATGTAGAATTTTCCATCATGGACAACGTAGCATAGCTTTGACTTGCTGCACCATACACTTGGAGCGTGAATCTATACTTAAATCCAGCTGGCAATGCTGGTTGTAGAGTGTTATTATACTGCGATACCGCAATTCCGTTTTCTGTCATCCCAGGCAATACTGTAGCATTAGGAAATGTTGCTACAAGTTCCCTTTTTAGTTGCTCTCCTGATACTGATGTTGTTTCTGTAGAAATACTCTTAAATCCGTTAAGCTGCCCAGTGCTATCTGTTACCTTACCCCATGTGTTATCTTCGTGCGTATCGTATACTTCCCAAATTCCAGTGGCAGCATTTAACTTCTCTACTTTCAAATAGTAAGCAATACTAAATGGTACTGAATTGGACAATGCCACCATTGATGAATTATGAATTACCACCCTAGTAGGTTGATCACATTTAAATTCATAGTAGGCCGGGCAACAAATTGTTGACACATATCGCTTAGAGGTCAATGTTTCAGTGTAAGTTTGATAAAGCGGGTGATTCCTGTACGTCATACTTGTCGAATCAATAAACTGATTAGAATAGTTTAGATTATTATTGTTCCAGTGTGTTGCTCCAACACTGGCTACTCCGCTGAGCCACCAACTCAAATAAGTTGTTGAGTCGTAAACTTTAGAAGTTAAGGTTGGGTTGTTTACGTTAGGAACCGAAGCTACAATATTTGTTACCCTACCCTTAGTATCAACTGTAATTTTCTGTATAGCAGTGTACTCACCTGCAGCCACTGGTGATGTGGCTAAACTTACCACCACATCACCCCCTGATGTAGAAGTAGTAGATCCTGGGACTAATGCTAACTCGACTTCACCAGGAGTTCCATAATACGACTTTATTTTTGCAGTAATAGTTGAGTCAATATTTTTGTTAACCCATTTTGTACCGTTAAACACTAGTGCTTCGTTGGTAGCTGGCGCAGTAAGGGTAGAGTTAGCGGCAGTAAAAGTAACCCCCTGTGAGCCAACTACATCAGACACAGCCGATTTGACAAATGCCGTAGTAGCTAGTCGGGTTGAGTTATCAGTTATAGGTAGCGGGGTAACTAGTGTCGGAGTACCAACAAAATTCGGGCTGTTAATATTAGCTTTAGTTAGCAAAGAGTTAGCAGCAGTTGTATAATAGTTCGCATCATTATTAATCGCATCAGACAACTTACGCAAAGTATTGAGAGTTGCCCCGTTAACTAGGTTGGATATTTTAGTGTTAGTATCGTTAGTAACTTGAGTAGTAACTGCTGATGCTGAAAGGTCTAAATACTGCTTTGTTATAAGGGCACTTGGACTATTAGGTGATGATGAGGCTAGCGTTACTTGATTAGCATGAGAATCAAACAATAAAGTACCAGCAGTATTAGATATAATCAAATCTCCAAGCAGTGTGGTAATGCTTTTATCGTTACCCACGCTTTCCAGTATTAGCGGTGCTGCTGAACTTACTTGAAGTGTTTTTGCGCCAAGATTACCGGTGAAAGTAACGTCTGGTGTAAACTTGTTAATATAATCTGCTCCAGGAAGTCCTAATAGGTTATCAGCATTGGTAGCAGTACCTTGAATTTTTATACCAGAAACTAAATTTATTCCGGGGATTATTTTAGTAAGGCCAAGATATATTCCATTTAATGTAAACTCAGCGTCTTTACTTAACACCGACAGAACATTTCCCCCAACTTTAAGTAGAGATACTTTATGTGTTATGTTAGCATTGTCAATTAGTGTGTGGGATTCAAAAATTGTGTTAATATCCCCGGCTTTACTTCCTGGACCAATCAAGACCCATTCACTAGCATCGTTTAATACATATAGTTGCTGATCACTATTGTTCCACCAAAATTCACCAGGTTTAGCGGTTAGCGGGGCCGCTGATGAAATAAGTGAGTTCGAAATGATTTTGAACTCAGTTCCATTAAATGCCTTAAGTTGCTTATTGCCTGAATCCCACCAAAGTTGCCCTTCTATCGGAAAAGTAGGGGCGGTCGTATTAGCGTGATGTTCAAGTAATCGCAGAAAGTTATTTCCAATCAGCTGTCCATAATTGTGAAAATTTTGACCAATCAGTGAAATACCTAAGGTAGTGTCAAGGGCTCCTTCACCTAATGTAGCGTATCGTCTTCCATCTGTGTATGTAATATCATATGCCATAGTATTATCCGATATTGCTTAAATTAGTTAACGAACTGATACGTATAGTGTAGTCGATTTGAATCAATCTATTTGCTGATTTTTGAACGGGGTGAAAAATTACATGAGTAAGTAACTTGTTGTATGTATTGGTTGATTTATCATACCCACGAATTCCCAACTCATCAAAAACATAAGTGCTTTCTAAATTTTGGCTGTTGTCGAATGCTGCTTGGCCAGCGGGTTCACCATAATCTAATAGGCAGGTCATAAACACATCAGTGTAAATAGCACCGGGGGTATGCCTAATTTCCATTCTGTTTCTAGCGCGATCAACATTGTTGGCACTGGTGTCGTCAATGATTTTTTGGTACGTTTGATTGTATAACTTAGCGGTTGATCCTACAGAGTTTGGAGGAGAGTAAGTAATAACTCCTGTTGGATCAACGCTGGTCCCACCATTACCAAACGCCATAACGTACATATATGCATCGCCTTTGTTAGCAACACTATAAGCTAATGATTCAGAAAAGTTTTCGTAATGAATGCTATTTTTACGATCAACCAAAACTTCGTTAGTAGTTGGATCAGTAATCTTCACAAATCCTTCTAGCTTAATTCCAAAACAGTCATTCATTTTATGCCCTACCTTCTATAATAACTTTGCCAGATTCTGGATCATACACTTTGATCATATCCTCAACATTTAACCCAGCAATAACATCTGGCTTCTTCTCATTTCGAATAGGAGTTTTCAATAAATGTTTGCTATCTTCAGTTAACGGTGATTTGTTTTGAGTATTCATATTGTTATTTATCCTAAGGTTTCACACAGATATTGATACTGGACCAGCCGGAGATTGCTGAAGGAATACTGATTGTGGTGATGTTTGCTGCAACAATCCAGTTCCATCATTGGTGTATCCTGTTATCCCAACACCCGATAATGCTGTGTACCAGGCCGTAGTGGCTGATCCTGCTGGCAATTGTTGTTCTGCGCTGATATCAGACACTTTCGTACCAACTGGATATTCAGCCCCAATGCCTGTTCCTGCGACACCACGGCGTAGTTGTCCTAGTGTATTAGTTATCGGATCTATGGTGTAGTAGGTTATTCTCTCACCGTTAATGTAAATCACCCCTGGTGTTCTAAGCAGCAAGCTAGGAATGGGCAGTGCCGACACATCGGCTACATGAATCACTGGGTTCGCATCAACTGGGGGCCATACTAAGGGCTCAGTTAATACGGTCGTGTTCCTCTCACTAACACGAGTAATATCCCAGTTTATTGATTCGCGGTCAAAAGTTGCTACCCCATCGTCAAACTCAGTATGCAGCTCGTTAAAGGTAGTTTGTGCTTCATCAAAGTTTTCGCTAGATCCGTCAAACATGGTGACAGAATCAATATCAAACGATGTGAAGTAATCTTGAATCATCCCTGATGAGATTCTAAATCCAACTGGAGGTAGTGTTCCGGTGTCTTTATTAATAACTGTGATGTAAAGGGTATCATACATCATACCTGGCAGCATTTCCTCAGGTGCGTGACTAGTATACGCTGAAATAAACTTACCGCTGTCAACTATGCTGCTATAATCCGTGCTAGTTCCTAGCTCTAAATCTGTGAAATAGCTTTCAATGATCGCATCGTAATCTTCTTCACCCAATCTGTTACCGTCAAGCGTGTTTCCTGGGTAGCTAACACCGCCAAATAATCGTTCTGGGATATTTGGAGCCATGCCAGGAGTAGGTTGATAATATGCCGAAGATCTGTCCACTGCTGTAGTTAACCCATGATCAGCCACTTCAGTAAACTGGGTTATATTAAAGAAATCACCGCTGTTAATGCTGTTGTTGGCTTGGTAAACTACGTGCTGAAATGTGACATAGTTGTTGGCGTTATAATCCGTGTTCGCTTGCCATGGTGTGATATCTGTGGAATAGCTTACTCTATCAAGTTTAATCACAGTGTCAAATGTTCTGACATTACTATTGCCCATAACAGCATAGCATGCCGCCACTCCACCTTCAATGTTACTATTATCGACACCGCCACCAGTGACAACAATGGTTGGCCTAGAGGTATATCCAGATCCGTGGGAGTCAACGTTTACCTTTAGCACCGTACCAGTTGCAAAGCTCACAACTGCAGTAAGTTTTGCGTGCCTAATATCACCATCAGGCAACCCACCGCCGGTAACCGTTAGGATAGGTGGGACTATATATCCAATGCCCGGAGTCTCAACGGTTACAGATTGTATATGATATGTATTATTAGTCCTCCAAGATAAATATTCATCTCTTGACGCAATGATCCCAGCATCCCTAGCATGCTCGCCGTTTGGACTACGCCATGTTTGTAAGTCTGTATCGTAATACGATGGTAAGTCAAAATCTGTCGCAGTAATATTGCCCGTGTCATACCCGTCATAGTTTGTAACAAACTCACGGATCTTAGTGCGGTAGGGTTTTATTTCGTTTATGTAATCGCTAAGGTATGTTTGGTTGTCACGAACATAGCTAGGGTATTGCGCAAGTTGGCGCAAGTTATGGAGAACTGAAATAAAGCTAGATTTAAACACCCAATCAACCAGTCGCTGTTCTGACAGAATATACTGTAGCATCATGAAGAACATTTTTGTAAACTCTGTTGATAGTGTGTTTACAAATATTGAATCTCGCAATGCGTATAATATGTTTCTAAGTTCTACACCGGGGTTTAAATCAAACTTAACTGAATCAAAGTTGTCGTTATCAAAGCCGATTTTGTTAGTATTGTGCGACCATAGTGCGTCAGACAGTTGGATAGTTCCGTTTTGAATTCCTACTACAGTAGTAGATAGATCATAGTTAACAGAAAATACTTTAAACTTGCCGCCGCCACTATCGCGAACACGAATAGTATCGTTCGGAGCTAAGGTTAACTTAGCCATGTCTTTAATAGTGTCAACGGTATATGTTGGTTTTATTGTAAAATCATATCCTGGCAGATACCAATCAGCATAATCCCAATAATCAGCAGTGCGATAACTTTGTGTCCTAGCTAGTTTAAACACTGGTGTCGTTTGATCTAATATTCCAAGGTCATTTTTTTCGTAGTCAACCTCGTAAATAGTCCATTCATTATCAAAGTTAGCGTCGGCCATAACTAATATGCTTTGTCCGAATGATGTTTTAACCGTCGCTATATTATCAGGATCATTCAATGATGCCAGTGTGTAAACTGGTTTCCGCAATGCGGTCATATCTAAATATGATAGTTCTTCGTACGAGTCAACTATCATAGAGTTTCCTTGCTCATCCCAAGTAAACGGAATCTTATCAGCAGACGTCAACTGAGTTAAATCAAACTCTTCAGCAGCAGGAACATCTTTAAGCACGGCGTTAACATATTGAACAATATTTTTAACACCTTGCAGTTTGTTTACTAGCAGTGTTTGGCGTGGTCTAATAGAGATGCCATACCGTTCTGCTTCCGTTAATCTATAATCAGGAACAATGTTGCCGTTCTGATCTTCACCAGCCAAACTATCTATTAGCTTTTCAACAATATTTGATGGCAACTCGCTAGTCAATGCTGTTTCATTTACTAACTTGAACTCGTTGTGAATCAATGTATCAGTGTTAAGTAAATCATACCCTACATGAAAAATAGTAGAATCGGCTGAAATATACTTTGCGATGTTAAACAATGACACGGCATTATTTTTAATATAAGCAGCGTAAGGAATATCTTGTTGAGTTGGGTAGGCAATAAACTTAGATATTTCAAGTATGCTACTATTTCTAAATGGTAGTAGTGAGTCAAACGTTTCTTTGTTTTTAACCCAGAAATAGTATGTTGTGGTTATTAGTCCAGTTGCTTGGTGGACATTCATCTGAACAACATATTTACTGTCATCGGTGTATTTAGGAACGCCATCACCACTATATTCTGACGGTTTTACTTTACTTGAAACCCACTCATATACATCTACCGTCGATCCTGGAAACATTTTTCCCCAGTTTCTAGTGCGGTAATCCAATGATCCTTGCTCATACTCTATATACCGCACGGAGTCTATATCCCACCATACTTTACCTACCTGTTGACTTCCCCAGCAATAGATGTCAGTAGTTGGATCAGTGTTGTTATACGCTGCGGGGTCAAACGATGTTTTAAACTCTATATCGTCCTCGGCTACACCAAGCAGCTTACCCTTAGCTGGATCATAAATGTCCAAGTGCGCAAGAATATTCTGCTGTTTTTGGTTGTAAATATAGTTTCTAGTGACTGACTTATAATCAACTCTTGGTTCCTGTTTCCTAATCAACTGCCAAGACTGAGACAAATATTTATTTTCAAAAATAGCTACTTTACCACCATTAATAGTATTGCCATCAAAGTTTGGCGACCCAACAAAAATACACCCATTGCCAGCAGCAAGTGATTTACCAAAGGTATCTAAGTTTTTAATACCAGATTCGCCGAGTTCTTGACTATATGAATAAACTGTGGTGCTATTCCCAGCAAGAAGGTCATATAAATAGACTGCCCCGGAATTTCTTACATAATCACTGACTGTCGTAGTACTATTATCAAGCATAAAATACGATCCGTCCTGTGACGCCCTCGACACAGAGTATGCATCTGAACTTGATACTGTTAGATGCTTAGTTTTAGTATCTACTGCTATGGTAGTACCAAAATGTTCGATATCATGTTGGAACGGTTTTTTAATTAGTTGAACAAATTTAAATTTCCAGTTGCTATTATTAAGTGGAATATCTAATAGATATCTATGAACTGCTCCATAATAATACCGTTCATCTGGAATAGCCCACCCTGGTGCTCCAACTAATAACTCAGTACCACCTAATGTTAAGAGCAGTGATTCGCCAAACCTGCCATCTATTAGATGCTCATTTGGCTGTAAAACGTCTCTAAGTGTGTACGAGTCTGCCAGAATAGAGTATATGTAAACTGCTCCACACTGCGAGGTTGAGTTATACTCAGATTTTGGTGACCCAACGAATAAGTAGTTTCCGTTATAGCTGCATGCCAATGATGCCCCAAACTCTCCGCTGTTATCCCCAATTATTGAGTAAGCTAGCGTAAACTCATCAGCAAAGTTTTTTCTATAACATTGTACTTTTCCTGCGTTTGGTGCGCTTGCAAACAGCCACATTCCATCACTACTAATAGAAATAGTGTTGCCAAACCCACTTTTTTCATATTCTAGTTGTATAACTGCTGATGACCCAGTGGTTTGACCTGCGCTGTTAATAGTTGGAACGACAGTTATTGTCGGGGGAACTATATACCCCAAGCCAAGGTTTAATAGTTTTACGTCGTGAATGATATACGGGCGTAGACTTGAAAAGGTTGGTGTAAACACTGTTTCAATTCCGATGCCATTAGTCAATGCGTTACCATTAGTTACGGACACCGTTGGTGCTGATGAGTACCCATAGCCCCCAGAGATCATATTAACACCAATAATGTTTATTGGAGCAAGAATTTTTGCTGTGGCAGAAGTTGTGGCTGGTCCAGTGCCGGTTATTGTTACTACAGGGTCAGTTAAATATCCATCACCAGGATTTATTAAACTTATTCCTGTAATAGTGCTCCTAGTATTGAAATAACTTGAAGACACTGAATAACTAATGCCACTGCCAGTGGTATCGCCCACTGCATTAGTGATAGTGACCGTAATTCCCGACGCTGGGCCATACCCTGAGTTAGCTGAAACATCAATACCAGTGATTTCAAAATATGCTGGGGTGTTATTTGCAGACGCTACTGCAGTTGCCGCAGTAGTTGAGCTACCAACAAAGCTAACTGCTGGAGGTTTGGAATACCCTGCCCCGGCGGAATCTAACACTATACCTGTCATAGTAAAGCTAGTATCTTCAATGGATGCAGTTGCTTTCGCTTGCCGTGTAAAATCAGTGTACCAGTTGCTTTTATACAGATACGAATATGCCGCGGTTTCAGTAGTCGAGGCTGAATCAACTGTGCTTTCTTTTGCCCCATTTGTCAAGTAATTTGTAACTATTATAGGAGTAAAGTGTACCTCAGATTTTGTGTCACCAATGATGCAAGCTCTCCCTGCATTATTAACTAAAGAGGTCCATCTCGCATTGCGAGGCAGTATGGAAGATGTCCATACTGCTAAATCTGATGTCGAATATAACAAATTTTCAGTATCTGTATTCGCTACTCCTCCAATTGCCACCGGATTGCTATATATTGTACGAGTGGCAAGTATTTTATATTCGCCGTTAACTAATGAAATAGAGTTAAATCGTGTTATCTCAGAAATTTGTGTAGACGATGGAATGTTAAAGTACTCAATACCATCAGTTATTAGTGAGTAATCCCAAGTATCGCCATCAATTGATGTCATCAAATAATAATGATGGTACATTACATAGTGTTGAGGATTACCATCATTGAACTCTTGCTGTGTTTCTAACGTCGCAACGAAGTTTCCATCTAGTGTGGTTAAATTGGAAACTTCCCATCCAAATAAATTTTCCCCGGGCATTGGCATATTAAACGTTTACCTGTGTGACTTTATTATATTTATCCTGCCAGAATATAGTGATTTCATAGGTTATTTGCCTTCGCCCACGCCATTGATGTTCCAGCTGGCCATCCGTATAATGCATCTATATCTGCTGCTGTTTTGCCTATACTCATTGCGTACTGCCAAAGTGTCAGTTCAGATGATCTGCCATTTCTTACTGCAGGATCATTTGCATACGCATTTACTGCTACTTTAGTCCATGCAGGCGTCGCGGGAGTTGCGGCCGTTGTGGCGGGTATTGATGTAGTAACTGGAGTAGGAACTGGTGTAGGAACTGGTGTGGGTTTCGGAGTTATACTACTAGTCGCAGCAGGTGGTACATAATTAGATGAGTTTGAACTTTGTAAATCTGGTATGTTTGCTCTAGCCCACGCCATTGATGTTCCAGCTGGCCATCCGTATAATGCATCTATATCTGCTGCTGTTTTGCCTATACTCATTGCGTACTGCCAAAGTGTCAGTTCAGATGATCTGCCATTTCTTACTGCAGGATCATTTGCATACGCATTTACTGCTACTTTAGTCCATGGAATATTCACTGTGGTTAGACTATTCCAATCAAACTCCGGTTCTGTGTTAGCTATCCACGGTTTAATAAATGGGCTTATATTTCCCCCACCATCCCACAGAAGTTTAATGCGGGAATTTGATCTTCGAATTTCATTTATTGTCTGTATAAAAATACTATTTTTTACTATTGGAATCTGAGTGGCAGGGTCAGTACTGACACTTTTTATCCATGCATCCTTTACTGTTCCTTGACCTAAGGTATTGGGTTGTGCCGCTAACCAATTTATATATTGTTGCTGCTCTGGAACTGTAATAGCTGCAGCACTTCCATTTTGCACAATGTCTGGGGTCGCTAAGTGGGCTGCATCTTCGCCGCTACCCGGGCTTCTTGGTGTTGCAGGGGTAGATGCATCAGGTCCGCTTCCTGGTGTAAATCCGCTTCCTGGTGTAAATGCAGTATATCGATATATTGGTATTGATACGGGCCTGAAATACTTTTTATTTTCAAACAAGAAATTAACTTTAAGAGAAGTTGAAGTAGTTGACGTCGATAGCGGAGTGATATCCAATGGTCCAGAGTATGCGCCAGATGAGTCAAGATATATATGCTTTTCTCCTGGGGTGATCACTACTGGGGGTATTGTTGGATTACCTGCCGCTGTTGTTGCAACCCACTCGGGTTCAGTTAACACTTTATTCAAATTAGTAAGGTCAGATAGTCTTGTGATGACATAATTTTTATACCCTACTACTCTATTACCGATTAATTTTGCAATAACATCAGCAGTTGAATACCCAGATGCTGTACTTAGATTATTTGTCGAATACTCAGTAATGTCTATATATTCTTGCATTGTAATGCCCGGCGCATCATCCGCGGTTAGCAGCATTAAATCAGCAGCAATCTTTGAAACTACCTGAGAAGGTGAATAAGGTGGTGTTACATACGCGTTACTTACAAACTCCTTAATTGTTAGTCCAGTGTCAATTTTAACACGAAATGCATCAAAAGTGACCACTGTGTTTGTTATTTTACTTTTAAATGCTGCAATTAGTTTCATAATTATGCCGTTTTATAAAAATCTATAAAACTGACTAGACGTTTCAATGAATCTACCTTCGGTATTTCTACTTTAGGATTTACTGACTCTCGACGTCTGTAATCGGCTAATTCGGCCGATGTTAAACTATAAAGATCATCTAGACCTTTATAGAGTATGTTTACTGAAGCATTTAGATCTCGATCATGTTTAGTACCACAGCTAGGACATGTCCAATCTCTAGTAGATAGGTCTTTAATGAACTTTTCGTCTTGTGGTAAACAAGGACCAATAAAATTATGATTGAAAGATGCAACAAATTGATTCCAGATATATCTAACCGCACCAAAGTTACGGTCCAGAAAACTAGACTGTTCCTTAGTGGGATAGATTCGGTATTTGAATGATTTTAGAACTAATTGAGTCATAAATTATATTGGATTATATAGTTTAGTTAATGTTTTAAGTTTACCATATATAAATTATATTGAAGTTATATGGTTATTTATGGTAATTTATGGTAATTAAAATTTAGTCATATTATTTCCTGTAGCCGCATTAAACTTCAGTTGAGGTGTAAACAACAGTATCGTTTTTAACACCACCAGAAATTGAGACTGTCAAGTCAACTTGAGTTCCAGCATTGATGGCCGGTGGTACAATTGACACGTTAAGAGAGTTACTAGGATTTGTAATTGGCGGGGGCAGTGGTGCAGTAGTCCTGGAAGATGCTACTGCCACGGGTTGCCCGGGTGGGGTAACCTGTATTGAATTCCACGTTGTTAAATCTGCCGTAGCGGACGCAAATATTATTGGTGAATTTACTAATCCAAATGTCTTTTGAATTAGACTTTTCGTACCGTTGCTAAAAATTTTGTTGCTATTCATAAGTTCACCTACCAGTAATATGCTCTAACAGGAAACACTGATTCTGCCGCGGCAGGCAATATTGTTATTGCTTGCCAAATAATTCCATCGTCTGATGTAAGCAGTGTATCGGTTTCGGTTTCGTTGAGTTGGGTAATAGCAAACTTATTATTAACATAGGTAATATCTAGATTATTTATGACTGACAAATCTAATGTCTCTAATATCGGTTTCATATTAGTTTCTTGTGCAGTCCATGTTTTACCATCTTCTGTAGATATTAGCCAAATAGTATTTGATGTAATAGCAGCGTAATCTGGTGGTATCGACCGTTGACAAGCTAGCGCATACAATTTATTATTTGCAATGATTGGCACACCCAAGAAAAGTTCTTTCCCATTGTTATCAATTATCATGTTTTCTACCCAATTCACACCATTGGATGAAATGTACAAACTATGCTCTGCATTGACACCCAAATCAACCAACACGTAAACACCAGCAAACAAAGTTGCATACGGATTAAAGAAAGATTTAGAAACCGCGTTTGTGATCCATGAATTATTAAGAGTTAACGAACCAGCAGCGCCTAGCACAGTCGCGACCCCTGATTTAATGATAGTTGACGCAATATTTTCAAACGTCGTGCCGCCACCATAAACTTCAATCACTGGGGTGTCTAAGTATCCTGCTCCCGGATCAGTAAGGGTGATTCCTGATATTTCGTAAAACCCAGTGCTTGGGTTGAGTGCGCCTTCAATAGATGCTCGAGATGTGTCTGTCGAAGCACCGAATATTTGAGCATATGGCTTACTAGTGTATCCCAGCCCTACGTCAGTTAGCGCCACCGAGGCTAACTTAGCACCAACCAATGTTCCAGTGACGTGGGCGGCTGCCCCTGAGCCGTCGCCAGTAAACACTATAAATGGTGGCTTTTGATAACCATCCCCAGCATTGACCATTGTGACACCTGTCACTGAACCTGTTGCCGCCGAGACATAATTTCCTAAAATAACTGCGTTAGCCTGTATCCCTAAGGGATCTGTTGGTGCGCTGATGACAACTTCTGGTGGAAGAGTGTAATTGCTGCCGAGCGAGGTCAAGGTGATTTCTATTGATCCAAACGACTCTGGCACTGCCACTACTGTTAACGATGCAGTTGCTTGAATACCGCCAGAAACTTCTGGTGCAGCAATAGATACAGTTGGTACAGTATCATACAGATTATCAGGTACAGTCAAAGTTATGTCATCCACTGGAATGCCAGTTAGCGGCACAGCTCTTTCTGTTATCAGCTCAGCACGAGCGCCAGTTCCACCGCCCCCCGCAATATTGACAGTAAAGTTATCTAGACACGTATAACCGCTTACTCCGCTGCTATTAAATCCTAAGTTCGCCGCTGACAACGCAGTTGATGCATCAACAAACTCACCAACAATCTCTATTTCTAAGTTTTTTCCAGAATCAACGTAATACGATCCAGACCCATTATCTGAATAATAATACCCCGGTGTAATGACAATTTCAGGTATAGAGGTGTAGTTGACCCCAGGGCTTACTAATGTTGCTCCAGTAATTTTTATGCCTGCGGTGTCATACAATGTATTCTTTTGAACACCGCTACCTTCGACACCAAGCAAATAAGTAAGGATGCTACTTTGTGTAGTTGCAGAATAATACTCTAAGTTATCTGAACTTATTGCAATAGACTTATCACCAATGGCAATAGCTTTTCCAAATATATCCGCACTTCTATAATGCTCAGTATCAGTAGTGCCTGGACTTATTTCATAAAGCCCCAAATAGTTTTTAATAAATGGTCTAGGTAATTTTCCAATTTGACCAGGAGATCCAACTATGACGATAGACCCATCTTCATTTGATGCAATAGTAGACCCATACTGCTCACTTAGTGACAACGGAATTGGTTTATTGTCGACTCCTAGCTCATTTAAGTCTGAAGAATATTTCCACGGGCTTGTTTTGTTGTACACTGCCCATCCGTTGATTGTATTTTTGTCAGCCCATACTTTGTCACCATCTTTCCAACTAAACTTCGGAGTAAGATTAGCTACTTCAATCAACTCGTCAACACGCATGCTTGACAGATTAAACAGAGTTCCATATCCTTCCATATTTGGCGTTGAAATCATTGTTGCTTCAAGGCTTGAAGAAATCGTAGCATACACAGTATGCATACTAGTGATGCGATATACACGGTAAAAGTTATCAACATCAGCGGAGAAGTTTTTAATAACAAATACTTCACCAACCGATAGCTTGTGCGGTAGATCTGTTGTAAACTCAGCAATTCCATCTAAGTTATAGTCAGCATTGGTAATATGTATTTGAGATTCAGACACGCGCAAAACATCCCAATCCCCGTCTAAGTTTTTAGCTACCCAAATCTTGAATCCACTGTATACTTTTGAGGCTAAGTCGCCAATGAAGGCTGGGTTTGACAAATCAAAAATTGTAGCATCTATGTCATCTAAATGAACATACCCTGCTGACGGGAAATCGTTTTCTGAGTTTACCGAATCATCTCTATCATTTAGGAAGTTTGGTCTGAAAGTTAGCGGCTTTTTATACAATGTGTTATAGTACATTGTCACAGAGTTTTCAGATTGCAACTCATCACCTGGATTCTGCAAGTTAAATGCTACTGGATCTTGTTTAAACAATGCTTCGCCTAGCTGCACTTCTAGGAACTGGTTGCTTTCAAGAGCACCATACTCTCCAACACGGAATGCCCATTCTTCAGTTACCGCAATTTTACCAGTGATATGATTTATTGACAAATCGCCCAAAGCAGAAATAGCAGCATGTGTGCCTTTGTCTTTAATAAATCCTTGATAGAATTTGGATTGAGATGTTGGGGAAATACCCAAATCTATTAGGTAGCTTCTAGATTGATTTCCTATTAGGCCATCACTTAGTGAATTTAAGTTGTTATCTTGAACCTGCCCATCAATGTCATACATGTTTTCAAATCTACCAGCACCATATGCCAGATTTGGAATAATTCCAGATTTGAAAAAAGTAGAATCCACCTGCTTCCATTTTGTAAAGTCAAAGTTATCGCTGGCAAGAATCTTAGCCAAGGCCGTATAAATGTTTCCTTTGTATTGAACAATCTCGCCCTTGTTGTAATCTCTAAATACTTCCCAGCCAGCTATATCTGCATTGGTATGCATAAATCCTGGAAGGCTTAGTTGCCCTGTCCAGTTATCTGTCTTATTGCCAATGAGTTTTAGCCTATATTGTCGATTTCCCAATGCAGGTGCATAGATAATATCTTTAAACTCAGTTTGATTGTCAAATATCAGCACATGCTCATACTGAACTAATGCTAACGACACTAGGCCAATGGTTCGATCCGCAGGAGTAGTTATTGAAAACACCCCGTCATTGCGCACAATAGAACTTTGTTTAGGCGGGATAAAGTTAAATCCAACGTCAAGTATCTTAGATCCTAATCTAGAGTTTTCAATCTTATCTACTACTGCAGCCGGGTGTATTACCGTAAACTCATTCAATAATGGTGATAGCACCAGTAAACTACCATTTCCCCATCCTTGCTGCGCCCAAGTTAAAAATTCCTTGACCGATAACTCCCAATTTCGTTCTTCACCGAGTGATTGATCAAATGTTTTAAACTGGAGTCCAAGTGATATCAAATATCTACCATAACTCACAATGAAGTCAACAACTTGTTGTGTATTTCTAAATTCTTGTCCATAAGGAATATCTACTACTGCATCTTCCCATCCCTCATAAATTGTGCCAGCTAAATTTAAAACTGTTACTGTATGTTTAGCCGATGCGGTATTACTTGGTATAATCTTGAATATTGGGTTAGATACATTATACCCCGAAACAGTAAACCCAGCCGGAGTAGAGGTTATAACTAACGCACTATAGTTAATGACTGATACTGGTGACGATTTATGTAGATATACCTTGTAGTTTTCATCAGGTATTACTACTGAATTATTAGCACTGTTTGGATTACTTTGCTCAGCATAAATTTTCAAATAGTTTTTATCAGTGAATCCTGCTACCTTATAGCCAAGATTGATTGACACTCTGTCTACATATTTGTGAAGTAGCGTACTAGGATTAACACCACGACTAGTAGCATAATCAACAATCCAGTTAGTATATCCTGCATTGCGCATTATTGTGTCGTCAATGTTTTCACCGTTGAAAACAAAATCCAATGGTGTTATTTTTTGTTTTGTATCTTCAATGAAAAACTGATTAGTTGCTGGGTGGCGGCGATATTTTTGTATGCTGGCCAAACTTCCAAAATATACACTAGGACGCATTAACGCAATCGCTTGCTGCACTGCGAAAGGATAGTCACTACTTCTTCTCCAAGCAGATTCAATCGGTCCAACATCACCCATGTTAAATGGAGCTTTTGCAGTGCCAGTGTCAGGCACATGTGTCAAAAACGATACTGGTGAGCGTAGTTCCCCAGAATCAGTGACTGGAATAATGTTAGTGACGCCGGGTCTTGCATACAGTTTGTTAATGCCTGCGCGTGGGCCTTCACGAATCAACCCTTGCTCTAGATCTCCCCATAGCACCAAGTTGCCGCCAGTGTAAGGGGCTACTCCGTAATATGTTTCCCACCATTCAGGTTTTTCTGAGAACCCAAGTGATTCCCATGGCCTAGTGTGCGGGGCGTCAGTGCCATACAAGAACAAAAATATACCTCTCCAATATCCCGGTAATACAGTATTGTTTAGTCTAAGATCAGCATTGAAAATACGGTTGCTAGAGTAGTTCCAAGTGAAAAAGTTTTTTTCATCAAACCAGTCATTTGTAGTTATAGCGACACGGTTTGACCCCAACCATTGAGTATAACTACTGCTAATAATATTGTCAAATTCTGATTTGATATATCCAGTATTCCTGAATCGCTCTGGCACAATGCTGTTAATGTCAAATACTAACGGGTCATATGTTGCTTTAATGTTGTTGTATATTCTTTTCTCTAATTCAAGCAGTAACTCGTCGCGAACATCTCCAAATGCCGGAGTTATGCTGCCATCATGCCCACGAATTACTTGTATAGGGGTAAGGTAGGTGTCGTCAATAAATATCTCTGGAGTAAACTTGGGGTATAGCCCTAGTTTTGTTGGAGTTTCTGGGACATAGCAACCATCAGTATTAGCATAAATTACAATGTTAATAACATCATCGTATTCAAGCAAGTGTTTAAACACAATAGACGGCCTAGTTTTGCTAAACTCATAGTCATGATTTTTAATCAGCTGAATCCCGTTTACATATACTAATATTGCTTGATTACTGAGTTTTGTGTCATCAAATATCGTCGGAATTTCGTATTCCAAGATTTCAGTTGCTAACACTGTGTACTCGATAACTTTCTTATTTTGGTCATATGGCACCATGTCAGAGTAGTACCATGGCATTTGAATATTGTTAACTGCATTTATTTTGAGCATAATAGCGTCAACAGTTGCAGGTACATTACCGCGATTTGCTGCAATTTCTCCAGCATTTTCAAGGAACTTATATTTAAACTTTGAATATTCAAACTGTGCAGCACGTATACTATCCATGAAACTTACTTCATCATTCAATAAGAATAATGAACTGTAAATCATCGGAGAACTATGCTGCAAAATATTCCCACCACGAGATTTAATGTCTAGATCTCGCAGGTTATTGCTTGCCAATGGAACACCAACTAGTTCAGGGGACTTCTCTGCTATTTTTAAGACATGCTTACGCATTTGTCCCAACGTAATATGCGAAAAAGATTCATTCAGTGCATTTAGCTCCAAATTCTCTGGTATTTCGTAATATCCAATATTAGATGATGTAGTAGAGTAGATTAAAAAATCTACCCTGTCATCTTTTACGATAGGGTATTTTACATACAATGTCAGCACTGCTGGAACACCACTAGAAACATCCCCTACTTTAACGATCTCATATTGTGTATTGTTTTCTGAATCGCGTTCTTGTATCAACGTACCATTAATATACAAAAATACTGAAGGCATATTGGTAAGGTTAGTTGGAGTTATATCTATCTCATAATATGATGTAACTCCGTCGCAAATATTAGAAAACAGCTGATATTGTTTTGTATTTTGATCTTCAGTTACCCAAACATTTTTCTTATTAAGCTGAAATCTTGAAGCGATAACTGGTACAAATCCAGTATTCAGTTTGATTGAAGTTGTGGTAATGCCAGACAAGTAGTTGAATGAATCTGCGTCAACATTGTTTGTAAACAAGATGTCACCAGTATTAGCAATGCTGCGATATGCTATTGGGAACCCCAACACCGAGTCCGTAACCCCACTACCTAAGGTATAAGAAAATATTGGCGAGCCCGCAAACTCAGTGTTTGCATACACAGTTTGATCGGAAAAACTAACCAGATTTTCATCCACAACATCAAACAGTGGCATGGTGTTGATATTTGTTTTTTGCTGCGCATGTGTCCAAGTGTTGCCGTTGAACCAAAAACTGTGGCCAAGCGTAATACCAATCGTTGGACTCATGACGCCGTCTAAGGATATGTCAGATATAGTTTTAAAATTCGAGGCTCCCACTGCAGTAATATCTATCTGCCGGTTATTGTGATTATAAGTAGCTTCATATGGGGTGGTGCTTAGTAAAGGTATCAATGGCAGTGTTATTCCCATTCTTGGGGTAACTACATCATACGGCGAAATATCACCCACTTTTACTAAGTGTACTCTTACTTCATCGTTAACCGAAACTATCCTTACTTTATAAATCCTATTTCTTACGGTCGGATCTTTATCATTGGCAAAAATGACGGTCATCCCATCAGAAAACTTTAGATCAGTGAAATATGTTGAGATGGTGCCTTCAATATATACCAACGCATCAGTAATGGAAAAATCAACAACATCAATGGCATGCCCACCAATCCTACCGTTGTTAAACAACTGTAAATCTGGGTCAAACTCGATAATAGGTCTAGTAGCTCTGAGTGCTTGATTATAGTCAGGGTCAACATTGTTAAATATAGCAGATTGCAAAATAATATCTTGGTGGAACCATCTATTACTTCTTGACCACGCATTAGCATCAACTGACGACCTGTTGATAGTAATATAGTCTGGATTCGTCGGTCCGTTTAAAATTTGATCAAAGTTGTCAATACTATAACCATAAATATCAAACGGAATAGTTGTAATACCTTTAAAATCCAACTCCGGAGTTTGCAGCAAATCAGTTTTAACTAATCTAATAGATTTTCCAACTCCTTCAACATAATAAAAATTGTTAATATAACTTGCTGGTGTCACCGCAGCGTTAAATTTAATTTTCATTCCGTTGGACAGTGTCAGCGTCTTTTCCCCAACTTTTATTGAGTACTGTTTTTTACCAATAATATCGGTCACATCAATTATAGATGAAGTATCATTTACTAGTTTTATTTGCCCGTAAAACCGTTGATCAGTTCCGTCATTGAAAAATAACAAATCTTTTTCAGCAGTTAGAGCTGGAACTAATTCAATAGTAGACAAATCCTTGCGATAAAAATCTCTGCCTGCGTTTTCATTACCGGTAGTGATGTGTATTTTGTTTGAAACTGGAAATGTTGCATTCCAATCGATGTTAACAATATAATCGCCGTCATCAGTAGGTTCAAGATTTATTTGCCATATATCAAATTGTTTTGATTGTGGTATATCTTGTCCTTCATCATATTTTTCTACTCCGTAGTCAGCACGATTATATACTCCAGCATCATTCCAAGTTGTTGGCTCTATTAGATTTTGAAGGAATATAATTCGTGGAGTATTTTGTAATAGGGAGGCGTCAGTTATACCGTCAATGCCCCCAAATTTCGCAACTATGTTGCTCCACAGTTGTGAATCAATCTGATCATAAGTTAGGTTAGTAGCCAACGATCTGTCAGATTCTGACAGCGGGAGTGTAGGCATACGCTTGAAAAAGTCTTGAGCGTCTGCTTGAGGAACAGTGAAGGTGACAACACCGTTGTCAGCACCATTACGATCTACCCCCAACACGTCACGGGTTGAAATATTTCTTTGGTATCGTTGCTTTCCAGCTAGTCCTGGCTCAGTTTGAATCCAAAAATTTGACCCAGGTTGGTTAAGTTGAAATGTATAGGTGCCACCGCGAGCAAGAGTAATAGTTGGATTTTCAACACTACCAAATCCAGATATTTGATACGCGCCAAGTCTGTCATTACGAGTAACTACAAAGTCATCAAATAAGTTTACTGCGCCTGTGTATATTTCTATTGCGGCAGGCCCTTCAGGTATCCAGTAATACTGGTTAAAGTTTATCAGTTTGTCAAAATCTATCATCCCATCATATGAGTATGCTTCATTTTCAAACAACCTAGAGTGATTTGAAATATTACCGCCATAGTAATAGATTTTGTTTAGTAAATCAGTGTAACTAGCAAAAAACTTGACATTTTTAATCTCGTCTGTTACTACAACGGACGGTTCAAGCTGATACTGGGTTCTGTTGCGAGAATTCTCAGGCAAGTAGTTGTCAGTTTTGTTAAAGGTCGGTGCAAACTTTCTACCTATATATCCATTCAGTTTCTTAAACTGCGGCTCAGTGACTAACTGATCAAGAGTAGCATTCAAAAATTTCTGATTTGCTGGGGTCTTAAAGACGTCTGGTAAAAAGTTGATTGTTCTTGTTGTCATTGGTTTACAGTGTAGTAATGTATTTACCCTGCTACGTTCGCGTTAAGAGTTGCTGCAGTGATTGCGCTGATAATCTCAACGTTAGCGACTGTAGCAGAGCTAGTTAAGATCTCGTTAGCTTCAGCATTGATCTGATACAGGTTACCAAAAAGTGATTTTGCATCAACAGGCACGATAATAATAGATGAGGCGGCTGGACTTAATGTCGAGTGAAGATACGCACTTAGCTCACTAAAGTAGAACGACTCTCCAAAATCCCAATTTGCTGTATCAAAGTAGCTGTTCACTGCTGCTATCACACGCGATTTAATTTCATTATCACTTATGTTTACTGACGCGTTTTTAACTACTTTAAATGTCGCTTGTAACGACAACTCGGCAGTGGGTCCAAATAAGGGCTTAAACTTTGCAGAGCTTAACACTATTGTATCGCTTATTGCCTTTAATTTTTGTAAGCCAGTGTATTCTAACGATAGCTCCTCAGTAGTTGGGGGCAATGGCTCTTCAATTTTTCCAGTCGTATCTTTAATCCAAAGATTATACGCTTCCGCATACTCCTTAGTTAACACATAAATATCAATGATATTATTTGGGCTTGGATCTATTCTATTATTTCCAGGGCTGTTATGCGTATATTGGAAATACAGGTTGTCTCTACCGTTCTTAGCCACGTAATCAGTAGATCTTACCAATGAGTAAGCGCCTTGAAGATTCATTAACACATAAAATTCTGGTGTGGTTGATTGAATATAAAATACTTGCCCCTCGCTGTATTGAGAAATAGGTATCTCTAAAACACTAGTATATAATGTATCAACTAAAGAAGAGTCGAATGACTCCCATTGAATAAAACTATCATAACTAATAATTTTCTTGAAAAATACAATATTGCTGCTGTCTACTAAACTTTTGTAAATGTATGGATCATCAGGAATTCCATCAGCATTGGTATCAGTAAAAGTCAGGGTTACTTTATTTTGATTTACATACCCATCTGCCTCTGTAATATTAGACAGTATGTTCATGCGGTAATCCAACCCCATTGGCAACGAAGTCAGTGGTTGTGCATTTACTTTTAAAAACTTAATATTGTCTTGAATAACAGTATTAGTTTTGCTGTCATATACTTTGACTTTATTGTCGTAATAAAACTTCGTTTCCTTCTTGCTTTCAAATATATATGATAGTCCGCGCCAGTATACCGAATACCCTACGTTAGCAACGTTTTCAAATCTAATAATCCAGTTGTTGTCATATACATTGCCAATGGTTAACTCCCAAATACTCTGCTCCGCATTATAGTTCAGATAAAAGTTAGATTTCACAGCAACAGCAGTAACCATTTCTTGAATAGTCAATGTAGTTAATGTGTTGCTATATCTTGGTATAATGGAATGAACAGCCGCACCCGTCGGAACTTTGATACTTAATGTCACTGGCCCTTGGCCATTTAACATAGTACCAATACCACCATTGGTGCCGTCACCAAGCACAGCAACTACTGAAGCATATATGTATAACTTGTCTCCATCAAATCTTGGGGAACCCCGAAGGATTACGTTTTGCGCATTAAAGTATTTTCCTGTTCCAGCAGTGAATTTAATCAATGCCCCGACTTTAATATGTGACCCAGCAGTGCTGGTAATATTTCCAAGTTGAAGTATTTGCCCAGTCAACATATTTTTAAAATACCCAGTGCTACCGCCAATATTTAATGAACTCATTACCCATTCTGCGTTCGGATATTGATAGGCAGTTACTTCATCGTAGTAGCGATGAAGTAGTTCGCGTGTGTTCAAAATATTTGACACAGTGTCACTGATGATTTGCCCGATAGTGTTCGTATTCAAGAAAGACAGTTTTAGTTCGTAGTCTTGAGCAGTTTTGTACAGAACACCATCCTGAGCAAAGATGTTTGTACTTGAATATTTCCCGCTGCTATCGTTTACATCAATGAATCTGCTTACCCCACTACTTGATCTGTTAACTGCTTTTACTTTAGATATATTAGCATAGTTTGTGTATGGTACAATATTGTAATCCTCACCCGTGACCATTCTACCTTGAGTGTAGTATTGTTGTGGCGCTTTTTGCCTAATCTCTTCAGATGTTTCGCTAGCAGTAGCATTAGACACGGTGTAGTTCAATGATGCGAAGATCGACAAGGTCTCGACATTTCCAGCTCGTGACACATAGGGAATCGAGAATGAAGTATTTTGAATGTCAGTTGGTAAAATTTTGTATGCCTGGGCGTTCCCTGTTCTAAAATACAATCTAAAGTTTCCAACAGGTATATTCGAAAATGCTCCATCTCCAAACACTAAGTCAATGTTATCGTTAACAGTAGTATTGATTTGGAATAGATTTTTATCTACGGATTTGTTATATATTACATTGATGCCAGCAACCGTTGGTACAGGTGTCCATTTAACATCAACTGCACCATTTACATCTAATGAGTATAGCCATACATCTGAGTTGTTGATTCCATTATACCCAACTGTTAATACACGGTTAGCCAAAGATTCTTCAAGGTTGAAATCTAGTGTGCTCAATGCTCCTTGCTTAAAATATAGGAAGAATCCAGTGTTTATGCTACCGTTGCCTTGGTTATCGTTGCGATATAACAGATTAAATCTGTTATTTGCTATAGGTGGTACTTCATAAATGTATTGCTGCCCAACGGAGGTGACACTGACGATCTCAAATGGTGTTTGAGCTCCATTGACAATGGCGTTAAACGCGAATGTTGGCTGAGTATTTGTTGTTAAGTTAACGGTATATTCAGAATTCATTATTCCATTGATTAACTGTGAATTCCCTGATTTACCAATGGTTTGATTATCTATTAGAGCAGCGTTAATAATGATCGTAAACTGCTCTAACCAGTTGTTATTTGTAGTGTCGTTCCAAGTGATAGGAAGCCCAGTAATACTTACTCCAGTGGAATCAGTTAACTTTTCGCTAGTAGCAATGGATTCAATCTTAAGAAATCCTGACGCAGGTATGCTTCGTTTCGGACTGTAGTTAATCAGTCTAGCCAGTTTCAAAATACTGTCACGACGTTCTGCCGTGTCAATGAAACTCTCCCTTGCGTTTAAGTCTGATCTGAATGCTAAACTTTGCCCCAAAAATGCTATCAAATCAATCAGCGCAATGTATTCACTTGATTCAATGAAATCGTTAAAATCCTCTGGATAATACAGTTTCAAATAGTCGATCATACTCTTGCGCAGAGTCTCGAAATCGTAAGATTGAAAATCTGCTTCGCGGAAGGTCTGGTATATTTTTTTCCAATCCTCTGCGGCTAATAAACTGTGCTGACGTGATGATGAAGACATCGCTTTGATCCTTGACTATGATAATTATGCCGTTTTATAAAAATCTATAAAACTGACTAGACGTTTCAATGAATCTACCTTTGGTATTTCTACTTTAGGATTTACTGACTCTCGACATCTGTAATCGGCTAATTCGGCCGATGTTAAACTATAAAGATCATCTAGACCTTTATAGAGTATGTTTACTGAAGCATTTAGATCTCGATCATGTTTAGTATTGCAACTAGGACACGTCCATTCTCTTATAGAGAGATCTAAAGATTCTAGTTTATGACCACAACAAGAACAAGTTTTAGAAGAAGGAAACCAAGTATCTATTTGATGGAACGTTTTACCGTACCAGTTAGATTTATAGCTGACCATTCCGATTAAAGTAGACCAAGAAGCATCTTGAATTGACTTAGATAATTTTCTATTCTTAATCATATTCTTGACTTTAAGTGATTCCATAATTATGGTATCATAGTTATTTACTAACCAAGTTGATAGATTATCATAAATAAACTTTCTTTGGTTAGTTACTTTTAGATAAAGTCTAGCCACTTTAAGTTTCATCTGTTTGTATCTGGATGAATCTTTAACTTTCTTACTAAATGCTCTTTGAGTTATTTTTAGTTTCGTTTGGGTTTTACGAAACCATCTAGGATTACTGATTTTCATGCCTGTTGAACAGATAAGTAAATCTTTTAAACCCAGATCAATACCAATACTCCTACCGGTATTTTGTTTCAGCTCTATAGGTTCTTCAACTAGAACCGAAACAAAATATTGGTTGGCTTTATTCTTTGATACTGTTACCGATTTCAACAATCCAGAAAATTTTCTATCGATAACTAGTTTAATAGGCGACATCTTTGGTAATTTGATTCTAGAAGTCTCAAAATTTATACAGGAATTAAATTTTAGACATTGACCTGGAATTTTAAATGAATCATTAGAAACTCCTTTTTTCTTGAACTTTGGTCTACCTAATTTGACTGCTCTCTTTTTAGAAAAGAATTGCTTCTTGAATTCAACCCAGTCCATTCTTTTCTGTTGTAGACCGTAACTAATTACTTCAGTCAAGAATTCTTTTCCGGGTAGGTCTTTAATGAACTTTTCGTCTTGAGGCAAACAAGGACCAATAAAATTATGATTGAAAGATGCAACGAATTGGTTCCAGATATATCTAACCGCTCCAAAGTTACGGTCTAGAAAACTAGTCTGTTCCTTAGTGGGATAGATTCGGTATTTGAATGCTTTTAGAACTAATTGAGTCATAAATTATATTATATAGTTTATTTAATGTTTTAAGTTTACTATATAAATTATATTGAAGTTATATAGTTATTTATCGTTGCGATAATATTAGTATATTACTTTGACTGTGCAAAGTTGACGTAGAGAACATCCTTCTGATCAGTTTCAACAAAGGTTAGCTCTATTTTCACTTGAATTCCGTGTTGGTATTCAGTTAGGGTAATATTGTTTGCGACGAGTCTAGGGTCAGAGTTAACTATTTTAGTCACGTCTTTTGATATCGCGTCTCTGAGTTCGTCCGTTAGCTGGTCAAACAACACACCCCATATTATGGTTCCAAAGTTAGGGTCCATGATTTTTTCACCTTTTTTAATAAAAAGGTGATTCATTAAATCCTGCTTCGCCAGCTCAAAGTCGTGTATTACAAACTTCTTGCTGCGGTTAACTGTCGAAAACCCATTATAGAGTGCCATATGCTATCCTGATGTTGGTGGATTGTTTTTAGCAGCGGCCGTCACTACTGCATATTTACCATTGTTATAGTATTTATCGCCCGTCGTACCATTGGCATCTTGCCCACCACCGCCCTTGGCCCATTTGCTTGCACCACCAGCACCAAGTAAGTGGGCAACTGACAATTTACCAGCAATGTCTGCTGGACTAGAATCAGAGGTAACAGTTTTACTTTTCAAAAGTTGTTTATAGTTGTTTTCTAAGTTAGTATCCATAACTTTTTCTTGAACCGCTTGATTTGCTTTAAAATCTGCTATACTATGAATACCATCTTTACCAGTCCAGTTGTCTGGGTTATTCATGTTGGCAACACTTTGTTTAACCCCTGGCTTCATATATCCTTGACCTGCCAGCGCGGCTGATCCAAACTGGTATTTTCCAACATAACCAAACTGATTTTCTGCATCATACTTACCACCCGACTCTGTTTTAGCTAACTGTGCTTTTAACGCCGCAACGTCAGACGGGTTCATCTTACCAATACTATCAACTCCTGGTGTTTGCTTTAAAATATCGTCGTTAGTAATAGTTGGTTTAAGTACCCCTTGCCCGCTAGCACCAGCAGGGCCAGCACCAGGTGCTCCACCACTGGCAGCACTACTTCCACCACTGGCAGCACTACTTCCACCACTGGCAGCACTACTTCCACCACTGGCATGTTTGACCCATGGCTCATGCGCGGTCAGTTCAGCTACAGTAGAAGTTATTGATGAATTAACTTTATACTTGTAAATCGGCGCGGGTTTTGTCGGAATTGTTTCTTTAAACGTGTTGATTGGTATATTGCCCGGAGTAGGAACGCTAGGGGCGGGCATTGTGTTGAGATAAATTTTGCCACCAGTTGAAAGAATCAAGTCCCCACCATTGGCCCAAGATCCAGTTGTAGCTGATTGTAACTTTAAAGTGCTACCCGAAGACAACTCAGTCTCTTGCCCAAACATCTTCAAGGTAGTTGTTCCTTTGATGGAAAAGTCTTTTGTTTGCTCATGTATCGAAGTGCCAGCCCACATCGTAATATTCTCTTTAGCATGCATATGAATGTCTTTTTCAGCATGAAGATTAAGAGTTCCATTGGACCGCACATTTACGTCAGATTCTGAAAATACATGAATCTTGCCGTCATCAGTGAACTCCATCCATACAGTGCCCGACGAGTTGCTAATGTAGATCACTTTTTCACTATCGTTCATTAGAATCTGGTGGCCGGCAGCCGTTCTCAACCGTATTAGGTCATTTTGGTCGCTTTCATCTCCGTCATCCATTACAAACGTATGCCCACCGAGTCTGTTTTCAACAGCCTGAGTGTCTTTATCTTTATCTGGTCCGTCGCGGCCTGGCGTGCTAATACCAAACACCCTACTTGGGCTTTCACGTTGCGAACTGCTAGTTAATACACCGCGTTTTTTATCGTTCTCCAATCCTTCTTTAAGAAGGTGAAGGAACTGTGGCTCATGTATTGGTTTGGGGATAGTTAGAAACTCATTTTCTCTGCTAATATTTCCTTCATTAGCGTCGTTATATTCTACTACAGGATATGGCGGTTGATCTACCGCCGCTGCCAACGCTGCATCATCAGGTAGTTTTAAAAAGTTAGATCCAGCAATACCCGGAATAGCATAGTGAGTTAGCTCAGGCATTACGCAAGCGAACCAAAACCCGCGTGAAATTTTGCCACCAACGAAAGTTACTAGCACAAAGTTTCCTATGTCAGGTGGAGTAAACCACATTCCATAAGTATGGTTTACTGTCTTGAACGTGTTTTCTTTGTTTTTAGCAGACCTGACGCCAGGCCAGCGCGATGCTCCCAAGTAGGGACTTGCATACTGAACTGTTATCCAGTGTGACGGCTGCCCTTCGAGGCCACCAAATTCTTCAATGAATACCTCTATTCTGCCAGACCTATTAGCGTCAACATTATTTTTAACGACCCCAATATACGGTCCGGGACTTAAGAGTGTTCCAGGAATTGACGCTGGATTGACCCATTTTGGTGTTTTAGTTCCTACTCTATTATTTGAAGCCATAAATTATTTTTCTGGTTGTATTGGTGATCTAACTAAATGCAGAGTTTGAGTAAACTGTCCACGTTGAAATTCGCTTGTAACGGTAAGAACTTTATAATACCCTGAAAATACACTTGAAGTATATTTCGATTGTTTTGGATCTTCTAACCCGGTTGAATCATCATAATCGCTCGGGGTTAAAAAAGTTAAGTTACAATAAATTTCTTCATTGTCAGTGACGATTCCACCGTCAGTAGTAGTTTCTCCAGATGCTAATGTATGTAAAATATCATCTTGCTTAATGAACGCAGGGTCGCCTATTATTTTTAAATCAACACTAAGCATATCACCCGCGGCACTAGATAACATCTGAGCTTGAAGTTCACCAACCTTTCTTTCAGTCGAGTTTAACTCGTTTGACGCGGTGGACGCTGAGTTGGCAGAGTAATGAAGCTGTGGCTTGAGAGCATCATTTTCATTGCTTTGCCCAGGCTTACTATCTTTATAATTCGCGGATTTTGACTTTTCGTCGGTCCCTTTCTTATCTGAGGTTGGTGTTCCATTCACATTATTCAAATTTGTATTTTTAGCCGAGTCAACAGTAAAATAAGTTGTATCAAACGTCATGTCTAAATCTATTACATCATCATTTTTACCAGTAAAAATGTAGTTGTAATCTTTAACTGATTTGGTTGGAGTTGTTTTTGCAGCAAATCTGTTTTCAGTGTTTGGCGCTTTAAATTTTTTTATAACATAAATGTACTCTTTAGCAAAAGTTTTGCGAATTTTATCGTAAGCGCGCAATTTAACTTTTGGAATAATCTTGAACCAATCTATAAACCCAGTCTTATTTGTCGGCTCTTCAGAAACTTGATCGCGTATGTACTTACTGTTTCGCATTGCAATACCAATTACCTCAGTTACCGATGTACCTTGATTAATTGGAATAAGAACTTCATCACCTTCGGCTGTATGCCTTGCTGTTGCTACCCCAGTTTGTTTATCAGTAGTTTGCTTCATTTCGATGGCATCTTTAGCAATTTCAGCTGCTTTAGGGAAAGTTGAATCTTTGAAAGATTTATCAACTTCAAAAGATATAACATCCGCTACCTCAATTAATCCTTCTAACTGCAAGGTATCATTCCACTTATTTACGGCTTCCGCATAACTAGTGATTTGAACTGGTGCCGGAGTTACTCCAACAAAAGCAGCTAAATCTTTTTTAGATTTTTCTACTCTTGCTGATGCAGCAGAATCATTGAGAGTTGATCGTTGAGATCGTTGAGCGCTAGTGACTGCATTTTGCAAAGCAACACGTTTAGAAACTACTTCACCAACTTGAGCTAAATTGCCAGGATCGTGAGCATGGGCATTAAAAAATTCACCAATTGTTTTGGCCATTACTTCAAGTTTAACGGGAGTAGTGACCGCAGTCTCCTCAAAAGCAGTGTGGCCATACGGTGTTGCAGATATTTCATAAACCCCACCTTTATTAGTAACCTTCATTTTAAATTCAAGAAACCGTATCGGTATCCTTTTAGTTATATCAGTTATTTGTGTCGGAATCCCGTCATCTTTAGAACCAAAAAAATCAATTTGCAGTATAAACGGCATTGTTTTAAAATTCTCAGCACCAAGGCTGCTTGCTACATCAATAATACGATTGAGTAAGGTAAGCCCATATGGTTCAATAATTGTAAAATTAAGAGTGATAGCATTAGTATTTCTAGTAGTAGCACTCATCCCAGTTACAGTTTCTATTGAAAGTTTGTCAAAGTAAAAATCCTCATGGAAATTTGGGTCACGCGGGAAACTGCTACCACGAGCACCACCACTGGAAATTAAAACATTAGTGGGTTTGTACCCATCTGGTGAATCAACTAAATCATTATATTTAGAAGGACTTATTGCGTGTAAACTTAATCGGTAAGTGTAGGTAGCATAATCATGCAAAACATTTCTATCAGCCACATTAAATTCCTAAATCAGTGAAAAGAGTAGCTTTATCTGGCAAAATTATAGTATTACCAACAGTAAAATCAAATAGCGGGTCTTTAAGAACATCTGGGTTTCTCATTGCAAATACCCACCACAATCTAGTATCACCATATAAATCGTAGGCAAGTAAATCAGGACGATAATCATATATTTTAGCAATCGTGTAGGATTTATCAGATTTTAGTTGCGTTATATTTCTAGGGACCATTACGTCTAGAAATTGCCCAAACAATTTTGTTTTTGCGTATGGACTAAATTTGGAATATGCCACGGTAGCCATTAAATGAATCCTTTCCCAAGTAACCCGCCAGCAGCAAATTGCTTTAAATCAAAACTAGTCATTGCATTTCTGCTGTATAGTGGTTGCAGTGTAATAGTTAGTGTACTTAGCGTTGGAATCCAAGTTCCGTCAACATTAATGTAATCTTTGTCCTCGGGCATAGTGTGTTGCATTGAGGTCAATACACAAGGCACGTTTGGAAAATATTCAGCCCCATACCCAGATAGTTTTAACATTGGGGGCGGAGTTCCGGCCAAAGCATCGTTTCCCCAAAACATTTTAGTAGCTGCCCTAAACAAGTATAACCCAGCTAGTAGGTATGCCCCGTCTTCAGTGCTTTGAACTGGAAACTCACCAGTTATTTGTATTGCAGCTACTTCACTACTTTCAAAAAACTGCATAGCATAGTTGCTATGGGTAGGTGATAGTGATGAATATTTGGCAGTGTGAGTTATATTAATTTGTGGAGTTACAGGAAATATAAAACCGCCCGTTTTTTCAAGTGGTATAAGTACCCCGCCACTGAATAATGACGGATCAAACAGCGAGACTTTTAATCTCCAATCATCAGAGTTGCTGCCGGCAGAGCCACTGGTACTTCCATCTGGGTTAGACCACTTAGCTACTGCGTCGGACGGGGCCGATAGTGTAGACGGAATTGGAACGCCGCCTGCTTGTATCCTTCCAGCAGAGATGTTTGATACTGCAGAAAGTGCGCCGCTTACCCCAGATCCTTTGATTAACGATTGCGCTGCGTTCGCTGCGGCAGGGCTTCCTGGAGTAAATAGTGCTGCTACTTTATTTTTAACGTTTGATATCCCATTACCAATGTTGGCGACAGAATCTGAAATACCATTTTTAATATTTGCTCCAAGCGTGGTTATACCTCCGCCTAAGCTAGATCCCATATTTTTAAGACTGTCACTTGAAGTGAAAGAGCTTCCCTCCATCCTAGCCATGATATAAGGATCATTCGGATCAGCACCACCTATCCAAGTTTTTTGGTCGTCGGTTAACACCCTTGCATCAGAGTATCCGCTACCCTTTGCCACCTCATATGGATCTTCAGCAATAAACGGATCTGCTGGAGAGTTTGGGCTAGCTATAGCTGATGTTTCTTCATTTGCCATAGTTATTCGTCAAAGTTAGTAAAAAGGTGGTAGTTGTCATATCATTTCGCTTGCTATATGATATTTATCTTTGTTAAAATAGTAGTATATTAAAGGACCGTGTCTCATGTCATCACTAATCGTACCAACTAAAAAAATAAACTATCTGAACAACAAAGACATTCTTAAAGAGATTCACAAAAGCAAAACCACATACTGTATCTTTACTAAACCCGAATACGCTGATTACGATATTATTATACGTGATTTAGCTGACATTCCAGGATTGTTAAAAGAAAAAACTGAAACTCGCATTATTGTTGATGAGGACACAGGCGAGTCAGAATCAGTTACTGCTACTTTTCCGCCAGAAGCACTTGCTGCTAGGGCAACTCGTCTTACTCGAATATCTCAAGAACTTGAGCTTATGGCAGGTAAAAAACCTAGAAACGAGCTGGCTGTTGTATCTGTCGACAGTATTAAACCGCAAGATGTTATTTTTCGGCTGATGACATGGAATCATATACCACTTGCTGCTCCTACTGTTCCGAAAATCATAAAGGGTAACAAGGTCAAAGGAAAGGTCGAATCAGTTATTGATGATCCAGAAATTTTTGACGACGGATTGGGCGAGCTGGATGTTGATTTGCCAGCAGCATTAGCTACTCCAACACCGAAAAAGTATGTCAAGGTAAACTTTCCATCATTTCAGCATTACAAGCTAGACGACAACTTGGTTCCGCAGTTAGTTGGTAAAAGTCATTGGCAAGGTGACATCAATACTGGAGAGTTTTGCAGGACGCATGGGCAGATTACCAACAAACTCGCCACTATGTATATGAAGCTATGCGAGAGGTATGTTACAAGATCAAACTGGCGCGGTTACTCATACCGTGACGAAATGCAAGCGCAGGCTATCCTTCAACTTACACAGGTTGGGCTACAGTTTGATGAATCAAAATCGCAGAATCCATTTGCGTATTACACATCAGCTATCACTAATAGCTTTACAAGGATACTAAATATAGAAAAGCAGAATCAAAATATTAGAGACGATATTTTGGAAATGAACTCACTAAACCCATCTTATACTCGGCAAGGGATGGGTGGCAATCAAAGCTATGACTCAACTGGCGATTACGATTAAAGACTTTCAAGATAGAAAATACTTATCCCTAAAGCATCTAATAGATTCAGAGTTATGGGATTCTATCTTTAAAAATTATTATGACTATGGAATTTTGAATCCCAGACAACTTATTTTTCATGCTAGCAATGATATTGGTGAAATACCACTGTGTATTTGCGGAAATAAGTTAAAATGGAATCCAGACGATAGAGCATATCGTAAGTTTTGCTGTTCAAAATGTGCTGGATTACACTCGGTTGAAAAAAATAAAGCTACTAACTTAAAAAAATATGGGGTAGAGTGGGCATCGCAGCGTGGAGATCATAGTGAGAAAATCATTGAAGCGTCTTTAAGAAAATTTGGGACCACTCACTATAGTCAAACACAAGAGTTTCATGACCGTGTTATTTCTTCAAATGTTAAAAAGTTTGGAGTAGCATATCCAGCACAGAGCAAGAATGTTAAAGAAAGAATCGAGCAAATTACTATTGAAAAATATGGTGTTGCTTCAAATTTTCAAAGAGCAGATGTTAAAGAGAAAATCAAAGCAGCTAACTTGACAAAATATGGCAAGGAAAATGTGTTGAGCTGCCCTGAAATTCGTGATAAAGTTGCTGCCACTAATTTAAGTAGATATGGAGTTAAAGTTCCACTACAAAATGCAAACCTCGCAGCTAAGGCTGGAGATACCAGGAAAAGTAACTATTATGCCCCATCTGTTTTAGAAAAATTAAATAACGCAGACTGGCTTGCATCATCAAATCTAGTGAAGACAATCGGCGAGCTCGCGTCTGAGCTAGGTGTAAGCAGTAGTAATCTAAACAAATACTTTCATAAGCATAGTTTGCCCATTGTAGCTCATACCGCAACCGAACTGGAACGTAAGTTCAAAAGTTACTTTGAATCAAAAAATATTTCAGTTGAACTCCATAATAGAAGTGTTATATCTCCAAAAGAAGTTGATGTGTATTTTCCAGATTTTAAGTTAGGAATTGAAGTGAATGGGGGATATTGGCATTCAGAGCAGTTTGTCAAAAGTCAAAGTTATCATTTAAACAAAATCATTGCTTCTGAAAAAGCTGGAATTACGCTAATGCAGTTTTGGGATTGGGAGTTGAATGACAAATGGGATATTATCATCAGCAGGATTGAACACCTGATGAAATTGTCAACCAAAGTTTTCGCAAGAAAGTTGTCACTAATCAGCCTCAACAGTGAAAGCAAAAGAGAGTTTCTGGATCAAAATCATATTCAAGGCGACTGTGTCAGTAGCGTGAACTACGGGCTAATAAATGAGAATGGAGAATTATTTATGGTCGCCACCTTTGGTAAAAGTAGATTCACAAAAAAAGCATCTTACGAGTTACTTAGGTTATCTGCTAAGAAAAAATATGCTGTTATTGGTGGGGCATCAAAATTGATCAAACACTTTATTTCAGCACAAATGAAAGATGATGAAACAATGATCAGTTATTGTCACCGCAGATTTAGTTCTGGCCGTGTGTATTCTGCTTGCGGATTTACTGCAACTCATACTACTGCTCCAGGATATGTGTATACAAAAGCAGGTAGGCTAGTGGGATCAAGAAATGCTTGGCAAAAACATAAGTTAAAAGACAAACTTCTTGTTTTTGATCCGCAAAAATCTGAAGTAGAAAATATGAATCAAAATGGATTCTATCGTGCGTTTGATTCTGGGCAAATTGTATTTGCTTTCACTAACCAACGAGTTTAAAATAGCGTATGAGTAATTTATTTAAAAAAGCGATTGTCTTTACTGATTTGCATCTAGGTTTGAAATCAAATAGTGAAGCCCACAATAATGACTGTCTTGAATTTGTAAATTGGTTTATCGAGACCGCAAAAAAAGAAAACTGTGAGACTTGTTTCTTCCTTGGCGATTATCATAACAACCGTGCAAGTATGAATATCCGAACTATGACCTATGCTGTAAAGATATTAGAACTTCTCGGAGAAAATTTCTCTCAAGTGTTTTTTATACCAGGAAACCATGATCAATTTTTCAGAGATCGTCGCGATATTCAATCAGCCGAGTGGGCTAGGCATATCCCAAACATTACCATTGTCAATGAGTTTTTTAAAGACAGTGATGTAAGCATTGTTCCGTGGCTAGTTAAAGACGAACATAAGAAAATTGAAAAGATCAATGCCAAATATTGTTTTGGACACTTTGAGTTGCCGCATTTCTATATGAATGCGCAAATTCAGATGCCGGATCATGGTGAAATACAGCAGGATCATTTCAAAGGTGTCGAGCAAGTGTTTAGCGGGCACTTTCATAAACGGCAAAATGGAAAGAATATAAACTACATTGGCAACTGTTTCCCGCATAACTACAGTGATGTCGGAGACGATGAGCGTGGGTGTATGGTGTTAGAGTGGGGTGGGGAGCCAGAATATTTTTCGTGGCCAGATCAGCCCAGATATCGTATCTACCAACTTAGCCACCTCTTGAACAAGGCTGAAACTATTTTGAAGCCAAAAATGCATGTCCGTGTTAACTTGGACATTGACATTAGTTATGAAGAGGCTACTTTTGTGAAGGAAACTTTTGTTGACACTTATAAACTGCGAGAGCTTACGATGATTCCAGTGAAAAAAGATGTGTCCTCAGATGTTGTAACGCCAGGTAGTATTCAGTTTTTATCAGTGGATCAGATTGTTAACGCTGAAATTTCGCAGATTAAAAGCGATCATTACGATCCAAAAGTGTTGATTGATATTTACAGGAATCTCTAAAATTGTTTACGATAAAAAATCTCACTACAAAAAATTTCATGTCAGTTGGGAATAATACCCAGGCTATAAACTTTGATAGAAAAGATTTAACTTTGGTGTTGGGTGAAAACTTAGACTTAGGCGGTGATGATGCTGGGTCACGTAATGGGGCTGGTAAGTCTGTTATCGTTAACGCTTTGAGTTATGCCTTGTTTGGGCAGGCAATAAACGACATTCGTCGTGACAACTTGATCAACCGGACTAATGCTAAGGGCATGCTTGCTACGATTGACTTTGTTAAGGATGGGGTCACTTACAGGATTGAACGCGGGCGTAAACCCAATGTCTTGAAGTTTTACAAGGGAGATGTCGCGTTTGCAGCGCAGGATGATGATGCTCAAGGTGATTCTCGTGAGACCCAGGCTGAGATTGATCGTATCTTAGGTATGTCGCATGATATGTTCAAGAATGTGGTCGCGTTGAACACTTACACTGAACCGTTCTTGAGCCTCAGAGCTAACGATCAACGCACAATCATTGAGCAGTTGCTTGGCATAACAGTGCTGAGTGAGAAGTCGGATGCTCTTAAAGAGCAGATTCGCGCTACCAAGGACACGATTTCAGCAGAAGAACAGCGTATCAAAGCGTGTGTTGAGGCAAACAAGAAAATAGAAGAGCAGGTCGCCGCTCTCAAGAAGCGTAGCGCACAGTGGGAAGCGAAACATGAGGTCGATATCGCTGATTTGTCAAGTTCTTTGGAAGAATTGCTCAAGGTAGACATTGATGCTGAGATTGATACACACGCTGCTAACGATGAGATAGCGTTGGCAGTGAAAAAACTTGACGATCATAAGAAAGCGTTGACTCGCACTGCCACAGAGCTTACCCGCGAAGAGCGAACACGAGACACTACTACAGCAGAAATCACAGCACTCAAGGATCACAAGTGCCACGCTTGCGGGCAGGATTTGCACGATGGCAAGCAAGAGGAGATCTTGAAGCGTAAGATCGCGGTGTTGGAAGAGGCTGAGGCTCAGATCGTGGAACTTTTGGAAGCAAAAGTCAAGATAAACGAGCAGATTGCGGCAATTGGGAGCGTTGGGACTGCAAAGAGCACGTTTTACAAAAAAATCGTTGACGCTCATAATCATAAGAGCTCAGTTCAGCACCTCACACAGCAGCTCGAGGGCAAACTTGGTGAGGTCAATCCATACAGTGAGCAGATCCAGGAGATGGAGGAGGCCGCACTCATCGTCGTGGACTATACGACCATTGACGCTGCTTCAAAGCTCAAGGATCATCAAGAGTTCCTGCTCAAGCTCCTCACTAACAAGGACAGTTTCATCCGCAAACGGATTATCGATCAGAATCTTACCTACCTCAACGCACGGCTCTCTTACTACCTTGAAAAAATAGGGCTACCACACACGGTAGTGTTCCAGAGTGATCTTACAGTCAGCATTGAAGAGTTTGGCCGTGAGCTTGATTTTTACAACCTTAGCCGCGGTGAGATGACACGGGTCATCTTATCGTTGAGCCTGTCGTTCCGCGACGTATGGGAATCAGCACACGAGGCAGTCAACCTTCTGTTCATTGATGAGATGATTGACAACGGGCTGGACTCAAGTGGCGTTGAAAGCGTAATGGGCGTTCTCAAGCGGATGGCCCGAGATTCACAGAAGAGTATTTGGCTGATCTCACACAAGGATGAGCTTATCAGTCGTGTCGGGAACATTTTGAAGGTCCAGAAAGAGGGTGGGTTTACACAGTATATTACTGACGACACAGAAGATGCTAATGAAGAAGCAGTAGTAGTTGAGTGAAAAAATATTTCACTCGATTAAATCGAGGATAAATCAGTTTAACAAAGGGTATTTATTATGACAACACACGAACAAATCGCAACTGCTTACGCAGCGTATCTTGAAGAATCAGCTAAGTTTGAAGAAAAGGGCGTGAAAGCGGCTGCCGCCAGAGCTAGGGCTGCTCTTGGTGACTTGGGCAAGCTCACAAAAGTGCGACGCGGTGAGATTCAGGACAAGAAAAATCTGATGTCTGCAAAGTAAAAGACTAAATAGATACTGATGAGCACAGTAACTCCTAAAGTCAACGGCAAAAGTAAAGGTTCCTCGTATGAGCGCAAGATATCTAACTTGCTATCATCTCGCTTCGAAAAGGTAACTGGAATTTCATCCGCTTTCCGTAGGAATACAGATTCTGGCTCATTTTTTGGTGGTTCAAATCAACGCCGAGTCGTGACACATGATTTAAACCACGCTAACTTTGGAGATTTGATTTGCCCAGATGGATTCAAATACTCCGTTGAGTGTAAAAACTATAAAGCAGGCCCCACGTTCGCTGCCATTGTGAAGGGTAAAGTCGCACAATGGGACACGTGGATTAAGCAAGCAACTCAGGACGCTAGAAATAGCAAAAAAGAAATGCTTCTTATAATCAAATACAACGGGACTGACGATCTTGTATTTGTTGAAAAACGTCAACCAACTTTAAACCCACTATTTTATTACAACCAAGTTTTCGGCTACAGGTTAAAAGATTTTTTAGCCCAATCTGATGACAAATTTTTTCCTTATGGATTAGAAAAATATTACTACTAAATTTAAATTACCATAAATAGTCATATAACTTTAATATAATTTATATGGTGATCTTAAAATAACTAGAATGACTTTGTGGAACTGGAGGTAAAATTAAATTTCACAAAATGAGTTTTGAGTAAAGGTCTAAATGATCTTTACTCACTTACATCGGAAGAATTATCCGATTACAGACGTAGAGAGTCAGTAAATCCTAAGGTAGAAATACCAAAGGTAGATTCGTTGAAACGTCTAGTCAGTTTTATAGATTTTTATAAAACGACATAATTATTGTATATATTTCGCTATCAGAGACCATCTCTTATTATTTTTGAAAAAAGCCCAGCCACAAAGGCACATGCACACAGCGGGCTAGTACACCTGTTTAAGTATTAGTAGAGAAATGGATTTGCACAGAGTCTGACCTGTATCTGTGTGGCAAGGCCCTCATTGGTGGTGTGGCCCACTGCTGTAAGCGAACTCTACGCGAGCTATTACACTGCGATGAGCAGTCCTACCTTTGTGTAAGAAGCAAAGGAACCATAAAAAATATCATCCCCAAGGTGGCGTTGAGTGCCTGAAAAACTGGTCACACGTTGGAGCGATGTTTTAGTAATAGTTTAACAGGTTTTACCAAAGCGGCCGGTGGTTCATAATAGACGGTATATCCCACTGGGTTAGCGGCAGATCATTTTCCTAATATATTTGATCATGCTTGGTGCGTAAAGTAACGGTTTACTCCTTTACTCGTACCACTAACGAACGCGCTTCGTGCCAGGAAAAATAATATTTCGGGTGAGTAATATATTTTTCTGGTTGAGAGTGACATAGTCAATCCCCTCCATTAAAACGAAGATATAGGTGCAAGGGCGACAGGTAAATTGCAAAGCGTAGAGTCAAGAAGGCTCAAATCATGATTTGATTTGATTTTCTTTGACTCACATTTGCCGTGCTGGCTCTTGGTAATTGGCAATACTGGTCGCTACTTTCAGTAGCTCGCAAAAACCGCTCAGGTGTCGGTTATGTAAATGATAGCGATAACGTGTTTATATAACATTATTCAATTTAAATCATCCTAAATCCAAAAACTAAAAAGGACTGAGCTATCGCGACGCGATAGCGAAAGTCAGGTGATGCGTTAAGCATCACCATTAAAAATATCCCACCGTTAGACAAATGGCTAAATACGAGATGAGTAATAACCTATTTTCTTTCGAAGATGATGTAAAAGAAATCAACCGCAAAGCCTACCGAGTAAATCTCAATGTCCCCGGAAGGGATATAAAAAAGGTCAAAGCGTTGGGTGCTAGGTGGGATAGCGAGAATCGTATCTGGTACGTATTAAAAAAATTCAACGATAACATGTTTCCATTTTCAGCATGGATAACAACTGTTGGAAACCCCCACAGTAAATAATACTGCAGGATTTTAGAAAAACGGAAGACCTGACCGTTTTGTAGTTTCTAAATTTTCGTTGATGAGTTTATTGAGATTTTCTCTCTCAGAGACTGAGAGAAGCATTGCATCATCGTAGCTAAGGCCCCCGCGCATAAACCAGCTTAACTTCATTGCCTCGCTCTTTAAGGCTTTTGCCTCTTTCTCCATTTTGCTGATATAACTGGCAATTCTATCAGCAGGCATGGACAAAAGCCTTAGGCGAAAAAATGGGAATGATCGAAGGTAAGATTAACTGAAAAATCTTTCTCACACTCACTGCATACAACCTTCACAGGTTTAATCTTCGCAGTTTCAGCAAAATCTTCAAGTATTTTTTTCACTTGGTTAGTAACATTCTTGCCACTGTTCTTGTAAAACTCGTTAATAAACACTGGGTTATCTACTTTAACATTGTCTTGGGTTAAGATATATTCTGTAGAGTCAACATACATTTGGTTCGAAAGATCAACAATCGTGTTCAAATGTTGCGAAAACAATGAAGTTCGCTCAGAATCTGCCAACTCTGTATTTTGAATAGTGTTAATTAACTTTTGCTCTTCAAAAGCAACTAAATTTGCTTTATTCATTTGAAAATATTGACGCGGCTTAAACTTGAAAGTTAACCCGTCAATAGTAAAGGATTTATTGAAATCAGGAACAGTAATATTTGCCAACACATTATGCAAGTCAATTCCGTAAGTATTTTCACCTTTACAATGTGGGCATGTAGTTTCAATATCCATGGTATTGGAGTAACTTGCGATTCTGATAGCAATAAGCACAGAATCAACGTCAACACTGGGCATTTTCCATGCATCTTTGATTTCTGGGATGCAAGATTGAATAACTGAAGTTACTCCACTACCATTTAACAGCGCATCGGGGGTGCGTATAATAACTTCATCTCTAGTTGTCATTGAATACACGGGCAACTCTCCAGTTACTGGTAAGTCTAACGCACCTTCTGGCCAAAAAGCACCGTTGCTTGGCAACTTAAAGTGAATAACGGGTTGTCTAAAGTGTTTCGCAAGAGGATTTTGATTTTCAGTCATTTTTTCGCCTATAAATATATGGTATAGTCATATTTAGTGAGTAAAAATATATGGATGAAGAAAAAATTGCAGCGTTAACCGCAGCCATCGAAGCACTGACACTTAAAATGGAAGCTATGGGTGTTGCTAGTGATACGGCGAAAAATATCACTAGTGCTGGCACCAGTTTTGTTAATGCCACACGCAAAGCAGCTAAGGATATTGATAACCTGCGAAAAGCAGGGAAATCTGAAGCCGAGATAGCGAAAAAGTTATCTGAAGAGCTAGCTGCACTTACTGCTGATTATAAAGCCGGCGCAATCACCTTAGAGGAATTTAACAAAAAGGCTGCTGTATTTAAGACAAGTTTGGGCAATCTTTCCGAAGCTCTTGACGAAACAACAAAAAAAGAAATTCAGCGTGACCTAGACGAAGCTGAAGCCGTTAATACTAGACTTGCTGCAAATAAAGTAATGGTGTCGTCTATTAATCAGACGATGAAATCACTAGTTGTAGCAACGTTTACAGCGTCAACATCAATTTTAAAAGCTGTTCAATCTGGCGGCGACGGTATTGCCGTAGCTAACTCAATTTTAAACGCAGAGATAACTGCTGGTCAACAGTCATTTAACGCATTATCGAGTGGAGTTAAAACAACTGCAGACGCATTTTCTAAAATGCCTGGTAAAGTTGGATTACTTGCGACCGGTATTTCGGCTCTTACCTCAGTATTCCAAAATGTAGCTGATGCTACTGTAGCATATGAAAAAGCAAGATTGGACATAATGAATGTTCAAGCCACTAAGGTAATGTCTAGCTTTATGGCTATTTCATCAACTGGTGCAAACTTTGCCGCCGGCATGGATGAACTAAAAGGAATTGTTGCTGAGACTGGGGTGTCAATGGACACTCTATCCAAAATACAAAAAACTAACGCTGAAACTATATCTGGTGCTGGTATAGGGATGCAAGCCGGGTTTAGAAAACTTGCTAAAACTTTTGCTGGTGCTGAGGGAAATCAGCTAAAATCAAGTTTGCTAAATTTAGGATTTAGTATTGAAGAGCAAGGGGAAGTAGTAGCTAAGACAATGGAACAAATGCGTCGCTCTGGTCGCGATATGTCCACTGTATCTCAATCTGACATAGCTAGTAGTACTCGTGACTATGCGGAAAATTTAAGGACAATATCGGCTATTACTGGGCAGGATGCTAAAGCAAAAATGCAGCAAGCAAGGGATGCTGCCACTAATGCTGCGGTTGAAAATAAAATACGCAAGATGACCCGTGACGGCGATGTAAAAGCTCGCGAAAAATTTCAGCGAGATTATGCTATTGCTGCGTCAAAGGGATTAGAAAAAGCGTTTCTTCAACAGTTTGCAACTAGCGATATGAATGGGCGCGGCGGCATTGTAACAGATATAAGCTCTGCCATTGTAATGAATCAAACTGGATCTGAGCAGTCAGTTAAAGATCTAGTTGCAAATACACATAACAAAGATTACGCAGGGTCAAACACTGAAGCAGCTAGATTAAGTGGTAAACTTGGGGGAGAACTTAACAGTGATACTGCGGTGACAAATATGTCCAGTCTAGGCCTTGCTCAAATGCTGGGAACAAATACTGGGGCTGCTGGGGCTGCAAGTGAGTTGTATAGCAATGTGCAAAAAGAATCTCTTAAAGGAGCAACATCTTCTGAGGCGGCAGTTGCAGCGCAGCAAGAAGTAGTTAAGTCGATGCAGACTCTTTCTAAGACTACTCAAGATTTAAATGATATACAGATTAAAGGTGAGCAAGCTAGAGCAAAACTAGAGGGCGATTTATTTGCCAATCTTGAAGAGTACACTGCTAAAATGAAATCGGCGCTAGAAAATGCAGGAATGCTAGCAGATTTAAAACCAGTAGATAAAACATCTATGGTACTGTCTAGTGTAGCAACGGGTATAGGTAGCCTAGTTACTGGGCTATTAGAGTTCAAAGCTGCATCACTTTTACTCGGAACAAGAACCGCATCAGTGACCGGAGTGTTTGGCACCTTAGGCGGAACGCTAACTTCAGCTTCCGTGACAATAGCAGGAGCAGCTAGCTCAGCTGGAGCAGCACTAACAGCAGCAGGTTCCACAATAGTTGGTGCTGCATCAAGTGCTGCTACTACCCTTAGCGGCGCAATGTCTACTGCAGGAACTGCAATCGCCGGAGCGTCAGCAGGAACAGTAGCACTAGCAGCAGTATCAGCCACCGCAGCCGCCGCTGGTTTGCAAGCTGCAAATAGCGTATGGGACGGCGGAGACGGGGCAAACTTTTTAAATGACGCTCTTAATTCAGCGTTACAAAAAGCATTTGATGTAGATAGCCTTGGCATATTCGCATACAATTTGTCTCACACAGACCCACTAAGTAACGCCGAGCAAAAACAAGATACCAAAACACCAACAAATAAAGAATCTGATAAATCAACAGCTAATATCGTCGCTGCAATAGACAAAAATAAACCTATTGACCCAGCCCAATCGACAGCTAATATTGTTGCTGCAATAGACAAAAATAAACCTATTGACCCAGCCCAATCGACAGCCAATAT